GCCATGAATGCCTCTGGGNNAGTAGCGCTTACAGCCCGCACATCCGAGGCATCCAGCAGCTTGTTTCACAATGACATTAGCGATATGGGGGTAAAGGTGGACGAGAAAGAGTTCACACCGTTCAATCAAAANATCAACGCCCATGCGGTCGGATTTTCCGTATGCAGCAACATCGNCCCTGTTCTTGCAACTGGAAACCGGNAGTCAGATCAGAATGCGCTTGCGCTTTTGGCCCTATGACCAGTTGCATGACACGCCGCCCATATCGATGGTTGGATTCAAACCCGCGCTCGCGCAAGCCAAGNCCTGTGCGAAAGGCTGAGGTGCGAGTTGCGCTATGGCACCCCACTCCGGCAGCCCNGCNGCCAGNGCNGCNCAGGCTAGGGCCGCCAACCGGCTCGGGCCGGTGACGAGCCAGCGTTTGTAAGTGGCCAGGCTCACGCCCATGGCCACGGCCGCCTGCTGCTGAGTCTGGCCCATGGCGGCCTGCCAGGTGCGGAGCTGGTCAGCGGTCATGGGCTGCGCTCCAGCCAGGTCCAGGCTACGCAGCGCTCAAAGTCTCCCATCCACGCCGATACCCCATGCTGCAATGCAAAGGCCGGATGCAGCGCCACGGCGCACCAGGGTGTTCCGGGCGCCAGCAGATCGGCTTTGCTGCCGTACTGTGCGCACATCCACGCCCACAATTCGTCCGACTGGCGTGATCGGGTGGCCACGCCAAATGTCACCAGCGGCCCGTCGATTTGGTGGCCTACGTGGCACACCAGGCCGCCGCACTCGACGCCGGCTGACATCACAAACCCGTCACGCGCGCCCAGCGGGCCGGGCAGCGGATACGGGTCGATGTAGTCCATGCAGACTTTGAGCCATGGGCGTAGGGAATTGATGGTGGCATCGGTCACGTCTGCCCGGCTGGTGCGGGCGAGGTGGCCGGTACTGAGGGTGATGTGGTTGATATACATCAGACTACGTCCCACGCCTCGGAAAATTCACGGTCGGCAAACAACTCGGCCAAGCCGGTGATCTGCTTAAGCCGCAAAACCTCGTCAGGTTCCATGCCCAGTTCTTTGGCAATTTTCACATCGTCCCAATTGCGCCGCGCCAGGTCCAGCACAATGTCCGCCATGGCGTCCACCTGGTGTTTGCCACGCGCGCGGTTGTGCCGGATGGTGGACGCGATGCGATCTTCTTTGCTGGTGCGCTCGGTGTTGATCACCGCAATTGGCAGTCGCCCCATAACGCGCTTGCGCACCGCGCCAACTTCACGCGCGACCCGGTTGCGGTGGAAGCCATCGACCACCTCAAAACTCTCCCGGCCATCAGGCCATGTCACGATGGGCTGCGTGAAGCCGTCTGACATGATGGACAGTTGCAGCAGCCGCATTTCGGGTGGCGCCACGGCGTTGGGGTTGTAGTCGTTGGCGTGCAACTGCTCATCCTTGACCCACAGCACGCAGTCCACCGGCTCACGCTTGAGAGGAGAGTGCTCGTGCAAGGCCAGTCTGATTTCGTTGATGACATCAATGCGCGCATCCTCATCCATGTCCGCCAGTCTGGCAAACACCGCTTTACACTCAGCCACGATACCCTGCCCAATCAGATCAACTTCCATTCTTGTCTCCGTTTCTTCATGAGTTTTTGATACTTTTCAAAGGCGACCGTTTTGTTTTGACTGAACGACAAGCCCTTGCACCAGTAGTCATTGCGCAACAGCGCTTTGACAACTGCGCGTCCAGCTGGGTTTTCTTTTGTCAGTCATTTCGCCAGCGTCGGGTATGCCATTCGGATAACCTCGGTCCCGGTACCACTTCAAAAACACGGCAATTTTGTTTTTGTACTGCTCGCTGGTCTTGGGCGGCATGCTGCCCAAAATCAACTCGGCAAAGCCCTGCCATGTCAGATGGTCCGGCTTGGTGATGCCGCGATAGCCCAGGATGTTGCCCGACGACTCTTGCACATACAGCGCGCCCTGATTGGCGCCGTTTACCCGTGCCACCACGCGACCCCAGGTCTCGGGCTCGATGATGTGAAACAGCCACAAACCTTTGCGCTGGTCGTCGCCGTAAGGCTGGCAAATGCGTGCCTGGTGGATCGTCAACCCGGCTTGGTGCATGCGGTCATAGAGCCGGTTATAGGGCGCCTTGAATTTACCGTTGAATGTCCAAATGTCCTCGGTGCGCCAGTCATAGATGGGGTAGGCGTTGTACAAATGGTCGCCGCACCAGGTCATCCACTGGCGGCCTTCAAAAGTGCTTTTGCATCCGGCAATGGTACGGTAGCGGTTGAGAGACTCATCGGATCGGATGCCGACAAAGCACGCGCACAGCTTGCCCTTCGCGTACCACTGGCCGAAGGCCGGAACAAACTCCTCAAACTCCATCGCGCGGCGGAAGAATGGGAAATAGCTCTCGTCCGTGATGGCACCGGCCGGCGGGTGACGCACCCAATCGGCCTCGCGGCCAGGCTCAAAACATATCCACTGCGGCTCGTACTGGCTCACCGCGTTGCGCAGGTGGATCGGCAGCGACACCCAAAAGGGCTCGATGTAATCGGCATACAGCGCCATCATGTCGCTGATGTGGTCAATGGTGAGTTTGTATTGCGCCTCCATATCCACAAACAGCACACCCACCTTGCGCTGGCGGATCTGCGCCTCGTGCATGACCAGGTGCATCATCACGGCACTGTCTTTTCCACCGCTAAAGCTGATGTAGATGCGCGGGAAGTCGTCAAACACTTTGCTGATGCGTTCCCGCGCGGCCATCAAGACATCGAGGCCTAAAGGGCGCTTAGCCATTCTGCGGCCTCCTGATCGGTTAACGTTTGGATGTCGCCATTGACGGTGACGGCGCAAAAATAGTTGCGCGAGTTTTTCCACGACACCCGCTCATGCACTTCGTAAAGCTTCTCGGACTCGATGACAAACCAGAGGTAAACACCCCGGCTGCCTTTGCTGTTGGCCCGGCTGTAGTCGCGGTTGGAACGCACAAAGGAGCGCTGTAGTTTGCCGCTGGGGTATTTCCCGGTGATCTCGGCAACCCACGGACCTGGTGATGGGCGGCCGATGAATTTGTCGCCAAACCCTTTCCCGCCCAAGTTGTCAAACGATCGGCACATGGCATTGAGCCAATCGGCGCTGTCGGCGCCGATGTACTCTAGTTCTAGCGTGGCTTTCATTTCTTGCCAAATTCCCGCCACAGATCGTTCCATGCTTGTTCCGCGACGGCGCGGCGGCGACGTTCGGCGATAGATTCCTGTGAGAAGTATGTAAACACCGGAAGGGCACGGGCATAGTATTTTTGGATAAGCCTTGCGGCTTTGTCTGCCGTTTGATGCATCACTCCTCTACCGCACGCGATGCGGATTTTGATCTCCAGACCAACCGGCACGCGCCGGTAACGATGCGGGCCAGCGGCGCAGTAGTATGGTGCATCTACCCATATGCCTGGCATTCCTGGCCTCGTGACCAGGCTCACAAAAGATGAAGTGATATATTTGTAGACCTTGCCTCCGGACATAGTTTGTTGCCCGTGGTATGAGCAATTCCACTGCATCAATTTTCCGCCCTCCTTGAGTGCATGGGCGTTAATCTTGGTCGCCCGGATTGTGCGCGAGGTCTTGATTCCGTGTACTTTCATTTCTATCTCCTGCCTGCTACCGGAGGCGTCGGATGCAGTCAATCTCGACTGCATGGCTGTAGTGTATAGCTCATTTTGAGCCATTGCAATCTTTTTTTGAAAAATATTTTTCGCTGCGATTCCCGCCCGCCAGGAGCCCCCAGGAAGAGGCCGATCACCCCCGCTGGCCAGCCCCCGCCGCCAGCCAATAATTAAAAGGTTTTGCTTACCCGGCATCGCGCGCGCGCGGAAAAATGCAGGGCATGACCACCGACAACCGCTCCCTCATTGCCGTGCTCGCGCTCACTGCCGCTGGCCTGGTGGGCATTGCCGTGGATGAGGATTATTGCGGCAATGCTTGCCCCGATCCGGTCAAAGGCAAAGCGGTTCCGACCCTTGGCTTTGGCAGCACGGGCCGTGACATCACCATGCGCAGCACCACCACGCCGCCCCAGGCGCTGGCGCGGCTGCTTACCGATGTGCAGCATTTTGAGGGCGCGCTCAAGCAGTGCGTAACGGTGCCGCTGCATCANTACGAGTACGACGCCTACGTCAATTTGGCCTACAACATCGGCAGGGGCAANTCNGGCGTGGCAGACGGCTTTTGCGAGAGCAAGCGCGGCGGCCCGAGNACGCTCGTGCAGCGCCTCAATNCCTACGACTACAAGGGCGCGTGCGATGCGATTTTGATGTGGCGCCGGGTAGGCAATGTGGACTGCTCCGCGCCCGGCAACAAGCAGTGCCGCGGCCTGTGGGAGCGCCGCCTGCGCCTGCACAANCAGTGCCTTGGGCCGGCTGGCGATGCTGGCCCAACGGGAGCGACTTCATGAGCAAATTATTCGCCACCTGGTGGATCGGCCCGCTGTTGATCTTGCTGTGGGGCGCCATGGGTTTTTACGCCGGCCACCGCTACAGCGACAACGCCTGGCAGGCGCGCCAGGCCAAACAGATCCAGACCCAGGCGCTGGCGCTGCAGGCCGAGCAGGTACGCAGCCAGGCGGCAGCACGCCAGGCGATGGATGCGCAGCTGGCGCTGCAAAAAAGTTATGCAAATTTAAAGGAGAAGTTTGATGAGTACACAAGTCGTGGCCCTTTGGTCGTTTGGCGCAACNGTGGCAGTGCTGCTTGTGCCGCTGGCGCTGGTGCTGGTGGTGATGTGGCTCCCGGCGCCNNCGCGCAAGCGCAAGCTGATGCTGGGCCGGCTGCTGGCAGTGATGATGCTGGCGCTNNTATCAGCCTCACTGCTGGCGCTGTCTGGCTGTGGAACAGCGCCCTCATTGGCNCCGACGCGCCTGTGGGTGCCTGCGGAGCTGCTGACCCCGCCAGCCCCGCCTGTGCTCTTGATGCCGGGCTCGGGCTTGAGGCCGCCTGGGCCAACCACGCCGCCAACACTCAGACTTGCGCCGCGGACCGGCTCAGGCATCAGCGCCTGATTGACTACATCAACGCAGCGCAGGGCACAACACCATGATCGTCGAACTCAACTTGAGCAACATCATTTTTCTGGCCATTGCCGGCATGGGCGGTTTGTGGGGGCTGATGAAGGTGATTGCCGTGCAGTACCGCAACGACATCAAGCGCGAGCTCAATGAGCATTTTCGCGTGCAGGACATCACCAGCACGGCGCAATACGACAAGCTCAATACGCGGCTNGACACGCTCGATGCCTCCGCCAAAGCCGATACCGGGCANTGGCAGCGCGTGGAGCGCGAGNTGCTCACGATGAAGGCCGACATGCCGATCCATTACGTGCGCCGTGAGGACTACATACGCGGCCAAAGCACGCTGGAGGCCAAGGTCGACGGCGTCGGCATGAAGCTCGAAAACGCCTTGTTGCGCGCCTCTGCATCCAAGCCCATTTTGTAACCAGGAGAAATCACATGACAGACATCGACCACGCCCGCCTGCGCCGCGAAGCCCTGCGCTGGCTGATTTTGCTCACGCTCAACAACGCCCGCCCGATCGGCGCCTATGAGGGTCTGGATTTTGACCGTGGCGCAGAGCGAGTACCCCGACGCCACCGCGCTGGAGCTGCGCCGCGAAATGGACTACCTGCACGACCGCGATCTGATCAAGCTCGACAAGCAGCCCAGCGGCCGCTGGCACGCCGAGCTGAGCCGCTTTGGTGTGGACGTGGCCGAGTACACCGTAAGCTGCGAGCCCGGCATTGCCCGGCCCGCAAAATATTGGTAAGCCCCATGGGCCGCAAAAGCACCATTGCCCGCCTGCCGCTGGAGGTCAAAGCCTACATCGAGGCGATGCTCGCTACCGGCGCGCAGACGCTCGATGAGCTGATTACCGACTTGCAGGCACGCTACCCGGCGGAGTCGCACGGCGGCATTTTGCCGAGCCGCAGCGCACTGCACCGCTACGGCAGCAAGCTGGATCGCCGCCTGTCGGCCATCAAGGCCAGCACCGAGGCTGCCAAGCTGATCCAGGCACAGGCCGGAGACGATCAGGATGCCCGCAGCGAGGCGCTTACCGCCCTGGTGCAGACCGAGTTGTTTGAGGCCATTTTGAGCCTTCAGGAAGCCGACGACCCCGAGGCTGATGCAGGTGACCGCGTGGCCATGCTCAGCAACGCGGCCAAAAATATTGCCACCTTGACCCGCTCCAGCATCGGCCTCAAGCAATTCCAGGCGCAGGCCCGCGCCCGCGCCAAAGCCGCCGCCGAAACCGTGGACAAGATCGCCAAAAGCGGCGGCTTGTCTGGCGAAGCGGCTGAGCAAATCAGGCGTGAGATATTGGGGATCGCAGCATGAAATACATCGGCTGGTTTGTCGTATTAATTTGGCTGACCGGAGCAGTTGGCCTGATTGATGTCAGTGTGTGCATTCGGGCGTTTGGCAAGTGCCCGCAAACAACATCGGCGCAGAAATGAAAAAAAACACCATCGCACGCCGTGCTGCCATGCGTCTCCACATGGCTGATTGCCCCTACAAAAGCGCATTTGGCAGAGCACTTTGGAGGGCGTTGTTTTGACCACATCCGCTGTCCC